ACCGCATTGTCATCTCTGGTGGCTCTACTCTTGCTCTTCGCGAGTGGTACATCGGAAACAACAGCACCGAGGTAATGATGTCTCGTTTGAACCGCGACGACTATACCAACCTGCCAAACAAGAATTTCACAGCAAACCAGCCCTTTCAGTTTTGGTTTGACCGCACCATTCCAAACCCAACGATTTATCTTTGGCCTACCCCTAGCAATGCATTCGTGCAGATGACTGTGTGGTACTCCACCCAAATCATGGACGTGGGCGCTTTGACTGACGAATTGCAGATTCCTCAGCGCTGGTACGAGGCTGTGGTGTTCATGCTGGCTCACCGCATGAGCCTCGAACTCCCGCAAGTGGCGATGGACAGGGTTGGCTATCTTGAAAAGATGGCTGAGAAGTATCTGTACGAAGCAGAGCAGGAAGAGCGCGACAAGTCGCCAATTTACTTTGCCCCTAACATTTCCGTGTACACGAGGTAACGGATGCCAATCTTCTTAGACACAACGGGATTGACTTCACTTGCTATAGCGGTGTGCGATAGATGCAAGATGAAGAAGCCGTATGTCAATTTGCGGCCCGACGGTAACTCCCCCGGCCTCCGCGTCTGTGGTGACGGATGTTTTGACGTCCTTGACCCCTACCGCTTGGCGGCACGCAAAACCGAAAGGATTAACCTTCGCTTTGCACGCCCTGACGTAAGTGTTGCGGCAAACGACAATTTCTTGATGACTGGCGGAACAAGCGAGTTTCAGATTTCGACCGAACAAAATACTCAAACTCCGACCAACACAGGGAATAAGGACACGATTGCACCGAACCCTCCAGACAACACGAGTACATAAATGTCCGCACAAGTAACCATACTCCAACTCCCAGCGGCTGGTGCTTTAACAGGCACTGAGGCGGTTCCTATTGTTCAAAATGGGGTAACCGTTCAAACCACCACTAGCGCAATTTCTGTCCAACCAACGCAAACGCAGACGTTTTTGACTGCTACGCAACAGCTTTCGTTGACCAACAGTCGATATGTAACCGCTGGCACTGGCATTTCGATTGTTGATGGTGGCGCAACTTCGTTCTTTCAATTGAGCCTCAACGGTACGGCCTTGAGCCTCCAAAACGCCGCTGGTGGCATTATTGTTAAAGACTCAGGGTCTACTGTAGCCTCGCGCTCAATCGCGGTTTCTGGGGCTGGTTTGAGCGTTTCCAACGCCAATGGCACAGGTGGCAATCCAACGCTGGCTTTGAGTGGTCTGCCTGCCACGTTGGCAAACCTGTCTGGCTCAGGGATGTTGGCTCTTGTAGGTGGAACAAGCATTAACCCGCGCACCATTACTGGTACAGCAAACCAAATTACTCTGACGAACGGTGATGGTCAAGCGGGCAACCCAACGGTGGCAATTGCGGATAACGCAATATTCCCCGGCACTGGCGCTATTACCGTACCTGTTGGCTCAAACGCACAGCAACCCATTGGCGCTAATGGACAGATTCGCTACAACAGTGATGTCAATGCGTTTTACGGGTACGCCAACGGCGCATGGAACGCCTTTACCTTGGCTGGTGGTGTTTCAACATTTAGCGCAGGCACAACAGGTCTAACACCGTCTTCGCCGCAGTCTGGGTCAATTGTTCTTGCTGGCACTTTAATTGTGTCGAATGGCGGAACTGGCGCAACTTCGCTGACTGGCTACGTTAAGGGTACTGGCACTGGCGCAATGACTGCCAACGCCACAATTCCAAATACAGACATTACTGGTTTGGGAACAATGTCCACCCAGAATGCAAGCGCTGTGGCTATTACGGGCGGAACGATTGCAGGCGCGACTATTACTGGTAGCACCATCAACAGCACAGTAATTGGCTCTGGAATTGCGGCGGCTGGTACGTTTACCAACGTGGCAATGACCACTGGAACAATTACGACTCTTCCAGTCAGCAACACGGACATTGTGAACAAGGAATACGCTGATGCAATTGCGTCTGGTATTAACTTTCACGAAGCCTGTCGCTTGGCAACCACTGCCGCGCTTCCTGCAAACACCTACAACAATGGCGCTTCGGGCGTTGGCGCAACGCTGACTGCAAACGCAAATGGCGCTCTATCTGTAGACTCAACAGCAGTTGTTGTGGGAAACCGCATACTGGTCAAGAACCAAGTTACTCAGGCAAACAACGGCGTATACGATGTCACGCAAACTGGTTCTGCTAGTGCGCCTTACATTCTGACCCGCGCCTCTGACTTTGATACCGCAGGCACAGGCGTAGACCAAATTGATGCTGGTGACTTCTTTCTCATCACCGCAGGAACGGTCAACGCCAATACGTCTTGGGTACAGCAGACACCTCAGCCTATTGTTGTTGGTACAACAGCGATTGTGTTTGCCCAGTTTGGCGCTCCTCTAACCTATACCGCTGGCACTGGACTAAACGAGTCGCCAGCCTATACATTCAACATTGCCAATACTGGCGTTTCTGCGGCAACTTACGGCTCTGCCTCGCAAGTTCCTGTTTTTGCGGTAAATGCGCAGGGTCAGTTGACTTTGGTCACCAATACGTCAATTGCTATTTCCGCAGGCGCTGTATCAGGTCTTGCGCCCTCTGCAACCACTGACACTACCAACGCATCCAATATCACCTCTGGAACGCTTGGCACGGGTCGTTTGAGCGGTTCATACACTGGCATTACTGGCGTAGGCACTCTGACCGCAGGAACATGGAACGGCTCCACAATTGGCACAGCCTACGGCGGTACGGGCTTGACAGCCACGCCAACCAACGGTCAGTTGCCTATTGGTAACGGGGCTGGCTACTCACTGTCTACTTTGACGGCAGGGGCCAACGTCAGCATCTCAAACACTGCTGGTGGCATCACAATCTCTGCAACCCCAGCGGCTGGCGGAACGGTGACTTCGGTTGCCATGACTGTTCCCGCATTTTTGTCAGTGACTGGCTCACCAATTACATCAAGCGGCACTTTGGCTGTGAGTCTGTCTGGTACAGCCCTTCCCGTAGCAAACGGTGGCTCTGGAGCCACAACGCTGACTGGTTATTTGATTGGCAATGGAACTGGCGCGTTTACGGCGTCAACCACCATTCCTAATGGGGCAATCACTGGTTTAGGGACAATGTCAACACAAAATGCTGGTACTGTCGCCATTACTGGTGGGACAATTGATGGCACAACAATTGGCGCTACAACGGCGGCAAATGGTACTTTTACGACTGTGACTGCCACAAATGGCATCTTCGGAGGAACTTTCTAATGGCTCAAGCAGGCTTTACACCTATATCGCTGTATTTCAGCACGACAGCTTCGGCTGTACCAACTTCTGGCAATCTTGCCAATGGCGAGTTGGGAATCAACATTGCGGACATGAAGTTGTACGCAAAGAACAGTGCTGGCACGGTTACCTTGCTTGCATCGTCTACGGGCGCAACTGGAACGGTTTCTAGCGTTTCAGTGGTATCTGCCAATGGCTTGGCAGGCACGGTAGCCAACTCCACCACAACCCCTGCAATTACGCTTTCTACAACCATTACGGGCGTTTTAAAGGGTAACGGTACGGCAATCTCTGCGGCGGTGTCTGGAACGGATTACGCGCCAGCAACCAGTGGAACTTCAATCCTCTACGGTAACGGCGCTGGTGGTTTTAGCAACGTGACCATTGGCTCTGGAATCAGCTTTGCTGGTGGCACATTGTCTTCCACTGGTTCTGGCGGTACGGTTACTTCTGTTGGTCAGTCGTTTACTGGTGGCTTAATCTCTGTGGCTGGTTCACCAGTCACTGGAAGCGGTACACTAGCGCTTACTGTTGCGGGTACATCTGGTGGAATTGTTTATTTTTCAAGTGCATCAGCTTGGGCATCATCTGCGGCGCTGACTCAATACGGCGTTGTGTATGGTGGCGGTGCTGGTGGCGCTCCTGTTGCAACTGCGGCGGGTACTACTGGTCAAGTTTTGACAGCAACAACTGGTGGCGCTCCAACTTGGGTGGCGGCATCGGGTGGCGCACAGCCATTTATGGCTTTCGGCTCTAACGGCGGATTTTAATTTTTTAGGAGAAACAAATGGCTCAAACAATTGCACTTCAACGTGGAACAGCCACCGTCAGTGGTGATGGCTCAACTTTTGTCACTTTATTTACGCAAGCAGGTGGCACAGCAACGCGAGTTATTGTAAATCAGTTGACTATGTCTTTTTCTGCTCAGTTAAGTACAAGTAGTAACGCTTGTTTGTACCTTACTTCATCAGGTGGTCAATCGTCTGTTTTAGGAATTATGAGTAGAGGTGATACTGGAAGTCAGTATGCTACGCAGTTTCCAGCGGGTTCTAGTAATGATAATGCTTGGTTTGGTGGAACTGCTGGGACGACTGGCAATTGTTTGTCTCTATCGCCAATGATTCAGCAAACAGGCACTTCAGGGGACATGAGCGCTGGAAATTGTTCAAGCGTAAACTTATCTTATAGCGGCCCATCAGTGTCACGATTTGCTGTATTGCCACAAAACTTTTACATTGGCCCAAGTGATGTATTAAAAATGAAAGTAAGGGCGCAAACTATATCTGGCAAAAGCACAGTCAATCAAACAGCTACTCTTAGCTGGTCTTTTACAACAATCACAGAATCTTAAAAGGAATAAATATGTACACGTTAATTCTTGAAAAATCTAGCAAGTTAATTTATCAATCAAGATTTGATAGTTCTACTGCTGAAAAAATGCCTATGCAAGATGTTCTTGAAATTTATTGTTCAGACAACAATTTAGATATTACTCTTTTTGAAGTAATTGAAATTCCGTTTACAAAATTTAGTGTTGTACTTGGAAAGCATATTTACAAAGACGGTCAATTTGAAGTTAGCCCAACGTGGGTTGAGCCAGCAACAGTATCAACCTCTGGCATACCAACCACTGACACATCAAGTAACACAACCGTAAACGGTTAATGTCATGGCTCATCCAGAAATTTCCGTAAGTTGCGTTTCGTCTGTCTATGTTCGCCAAATGCATTTTCAAAATGCTGGAGACATAGAGACTGGTCACGCTCACCAATTTGACCACCAAACCCTTGTTTCAAAGGGCAGTGTGCAGGTTGAAGTTGAAGGCAAGAAAACGGTTTTTACTGCACCTCACATTGTGTTCATCAAAAAAGATGCAGTCCATGAGTTGACTGCAATGGAAGATGACACTGTTGTGTACTGCATCCATGCTTTGCGTGATGGCTCTGACGTTTGCGACATCATTGACCCCGCCTCTGTTCCTTTAGGCGCTCGTGAGTCAGAAGCCTTTTTAGTTGCCAATGACTTGGTTCATAGCGACAACCAACTGCACGCCCCTCATCTAGGTCAGTAATGGCTGAAATCATCTACCAGCGTCAATTCCTTGACCCCGCTGTATGCAAGTCTTTGAATGCGTGGGTAGATGAGGGTGTAGAAAAGAATTGGTTAGATGTTGGCATCAGTCGTGGCTCAGGATGGGCATATAAAGACCGATTGACAACAAGGAACTACGGCAACCGATTTGAGTACCCGCCCGCGATTTGTCAAGTATTTGACAAAATAACGCACTTGCTTGGTCTGCATGACGCACCTAAGAGCGTGGTTGGCGGAGGTCGTAATGGGGTTGTAGTGAGTTACACATTGTCTGGTGGTGATGTGTACAAGCACAAAGACCCAATGGAGGGCGACCTTCATGTATTGCGGTGCAATGTAATGACAAGAGCCGCTGATGCTGGCGCTGAGTTGTTTATTGGTGGCGAGAAAATTGACATTGGAGTGGGTGACTTGCATTGCTACCTACCCTCTGACGTTGAGCATTACGTCACAACAGCAGAAGGCAATACGCCAAGAATCATGTGGATGTTTGGGTATCAAATATCTAAAGAAGACTTTTTAAAGATTAAAGAGAGGTTTGAAAATGAACTTGCAGTTACCCATTGAAACAGTAAACCAAGTCCTTGGCTATCTTGGAACGCGCCCCTACCAAGAGGTGTACCAACTCATTCAAGCCATTCAAGAGGCCGCAAAGCCTAAAGAAGCAGAGCAAAAAGAGGAATGAGATGGCGGACGTTCACGAACTTGCCAATGACACGGACAAGCGTCTAGGCATCCACGAGGCCATTTGCGCCCAGCGGTACGAGGTCATCCAGAACCGTTTTGACGAAGGCTCAAAACGCATGAACAGGATTGAGTACCTGCTGTACGGCGTGATTGTTTGCGTGCTGTTTGGCCCCGGTGTCGCTGGCGAACTCATCAAGAAGGTGCTTGGCTTATGAATTGGTCAGATGTTCTCAAGGCGGTCATACCCATCATCGTGGCGTCCCTTGCTTGGCTTTTGGGTCAAGTCAACGACTTCTCTACGCGATTGACTCGAATTGAGGGCGCTATGCCTGCATTGATAACCAAAGAGGGCATCCCAACAGACAGTCCAATTTCTGCGGAAAAAAGAGCCGTGATGAAGGAGCATTTGATGAACCACATCAATGAGTTGCAAGTCAAAGTCAGGTTGCTTGAAGAACGAGAAAAGATGGTGAAAAAATGATTCCAATAGTTGCATCACTCCTTGGTACATTGGCTCAGAACGGTCTGGGCCTTTTGTCTTCTGCAATCCAAGCAAAGGGCAAGCAAGTCGTTGAAGACGCCCTTGGCGTAAAGATTTCTGACAATCCTTCTGACGCTGAGGTTGCCAAGTTGCGCCAGCTTCAGTTTGACCACGAAGAGCGTTTGCTTGAGTTGGGCATTGAAAAGGCCCGTATTGAGCAGGAAGAGTTGCAAGCGTTGCTGAAGGCTCAGGCCAACCAAGAGGACAACGTCAGCAAGCGCTGGCAGGCTGATATGGCCTCTGACTCTTGGATGTCAAAGAACATCCGCCCTATGACTCTGGTGTACATCCTGACCGCCTATTTGATATTTGCTGGTTTAAGCGCCGCAGGTATCAACGTGCAAGAGACCTATGTCAACTTGCTAGGTCAGTGGGGAATGCTCGTGATGACCGCCTACTTTGGTGGTCGTACCGTCGAGAAGGTCATGGAGATGCGCAGAAAGGACAAAGAATGAGCCTTAGTCAAGAACAAGCCGCATTCCTATTGGATGCCTGCGCCCTCATCAAATACGCCACAGAGCAGGGTTTTATGGTCACAGGGGGCGAACTTGCCCGTACCCCCGAACAACAGGCTCTGCACGTCAAGGCGGGGCGCTCTAAGACCATGAACTCAATTCACTTGAAGCGCTGTGCCATCGACTTGAATTTCTTCAAGGATGGACAGATAATATGGGACAAGGGCATCCTTGCGCCATTGGGTGCTTATTGGGAAACTTTGAACCCCAAGAATCGCTGGGGTGGCAACTTTAAATCATTGGTGGACTGTCCACATTTTGAACGAAACGTGGGGTAA